AGGGGGTGATGGTATGAGGAATCCAGAGATGGCGTGTGACGACTGTGGCGACGAGGTCGCCGTCGGTGAAGGCGTGAAGATAGACGATGACCGCGTGTGTTCTGGATGCGCGGAACAGATGATGGACCTACCTGAGGGCTGGATGTGCGGGTTCATCAAATACAACCGCGACCTTGGTTTGCCCCGCGATGCCGATGTCGCGATACGCAGCGAGGGGGTGACGGTATGAGCGGCGAGTTTCTCACTATCGAGGATCGGTCTGCTCTGGTTGGCCGCGACCTGTTGATTCTCATCGAGGCTGTCGTCGAACACCGCCTCGACGTTCTAACCGATTCGGATTGGTTCGCTGAGGTTGTTGCCAACCTGCGGCGCCAAGAGGAAAGGCCAGGACCGTGGCCCGTTTGAAGCATGGGACACGCCAGATGTACGAGCATCACTCCTGTCGTTGCGAGACATGCAAGCGAGCGCATCGGCGCCGCCTCGACGAGGCCCGCAGGGTTCGGCAGCGGTCGAAACTATCGGATGGGAAGACTCGATCTGGTCGGGTGCAGACACCTGCGTGGATGCCTGACGGGACGATGACGAGGGAGCAGTACCTGCGGCAGCGGGAGGCGGAGCCTCCCCGTCGTGCTGCGCTTCGCCACAAGATTATCCCAACCATTTAGATAGGGACGGTGGTGGGCGTACAGTCCGCTGCCGCCCTGCGTGCGAGGCCCCGCCGCTTAGGTAACGGGGCGATTCGGTGTCTCAAAGTGGGACACTTGGAGGTTACGGCAGGGGCTACGTTTGCTTCGGTGAAGGTGGTCTCCGACCAGAGGTCCGTGCTGCGGGCCAGGAAGGACGAGAACATGCACATTCCAGAGGCGTCACACGGCGAGGACATCACTGACGGGGTACGCCCGTTGGAGGCTGTAAAGGACATAGATATTATCCCTGATCCGCTTCTATTCGGTGAAAAGATGCGGCTACTGCTCGAACAATACGGCGAAAACCATGCGGAGGTTCTTCGTTGTTCAGCGGATATTGCCCGCAACCTTGAGCGTTTGAAAATGGTGTCTGCTTTCGTGAGAAGGCAGGCGATGCTCGACGCCCAAAATGAACTAGGTAACGGGGCCGCTGTCGGTCGCCTCGCTGGGGTCGGCAGGGTCAGGTCGCATCAACTGATCAACCGTGCCACCGACGAGCGGATGCACAGGGTCACGTTGGAGGATGTCGTCGGTTACGCCGAGGAAAACCTGTACGTCTAGTTACGTAGGGAGACCCCCTTTAGGGGGGTCTCCCGTTACCGAGTTACCGTTACCAATGGGGGGTCCCCGCTGTATGCTTACCAAGGTCCACGTTCCCGCCTCCGCCGCGCGCTAGGGTTTCTGCCGTGATCGAGATCCCACTCCGCCAGTCGTGGCTGAATACGTTCGACCGCTGCCCCGAGCAAGCCCGCCAGGAACGCCTGGGGTTGGTGACGACGTTGCCGAACAGCGACATGCTGCGAGGCAATCTGGTGCATGCCGCTATCGAACACTGCGGCAACATGATGATGGAATACGGGGCGATTCGGTGTCTTGAAGCCGCTCCTACTCTGGATGAATGCATGGAATACATGGATTCGGTAACGGCGCAACTTTCTTCCGAGGTTGTTGAGTGGCGGGAAGATTACGAAAAGGTTATAGATCGTGCCCGTGTCAATCTGACTGGTTGGTATAACGACTATCTTCCGAAGTTGGGTATCCCCACTGGTGTGGAGCAGGAGTTTCGTATCACGCTTGATGAGCGTGATGGTGTGCGTTTGGTGTTGACGGGCACCGCCGACTGGGTGGAACCCAATCGGATAACAGATTGGAAGAACCCTGGCCGCGAGTATGCGCAGTGGGAGAAGCGGCGCTGGGATCTGCAGTCCACCGTCTACTGTCACGCTTTGGGTATCCCCTCGTTCGCTCTGGTGGCGATTGTCAACGGTTCTGTGCAGGAAACGTTGATTGAGCGCCCAGCGGGCTACGGGGAGGCTCTCAAGGATCTTTGCTGGTCCGCTGCGGGGCTGATACAGTCTGATCTCAAGGTCTGGCCGATGCGATGGTCGGGATGGCACTGCTCACCAAAGTGGTGTCCCGTCTGGCAGGCTGGAGAATGCCGAGGGAAACACCTTGGCTCTAACCCGTGGTAGGAGAACAACCATGACAGATACAGGAACGACCGTAACGGTCGGGTTTACCCAGAAGGTGTCGGAGGCACCGTACGAGACTGCTGATTACCATTTCAGCATCACTCGCACGTACCCTGATTCCTTTGACGACGCCGCCATCAAGGCGGAGGCGGAAGCCATGTGGCATGACGCCAAGATGGAGGTGCTGCGACAGGCAGGCCAGGAGTTCAGCGTGGGGGAGGATGAACGTGTTATGCGTCTTCTCAAAAGCGGCGTGGCCCGACCTGACACAGATCGAAGCGCCGCCGCCCCGCCGCCCGTTCCGAGTGGCGGTCCGACAGCAGCGTCGGCCCAAGCGCCTCCCGTTGCCCCAGCCGCTGCCCCCGTTCTGGCAGTAGGTGGAAGCGGCAAGGTGTACCCCCGTGTCGACTTCTGTGTCGGCAAGCAGGCTGCTGAGAAGCAGGCAGCGTGGAACCTGCTGGCATTTCAACCCAACGAGTGGTCTGACGGACAGGGCGGTGCCACCGTCGTGTACGAAGTCAAAGAACATGCCGACGGCACCACCGACACGGCGAAGAGCGGGAAGAACTTCCCGAACTTCTCTGTTCGGAAGGAAGCGTTGCAGCACATCGGTGTGCAGGTCAGCAACAACGTTGGCTTGTGGATCAACGACGGCGACTCGAACGTGCCGTTGAAGGTGTGGGATCAGGCCAGCGGCAAGACCCAGGCTGACGCTGAGGACTTCCAGTGGGAGTCCCGCCGAGAGGCCCTCCAGGCTTACGCCTACGGGCGGTGACGGCTACCCCCGTCGCTCTTAGTGAGGCGGAGATTGATGCCCGTTTGGAGGGTGTCAATCTCCGCCCCACGGGTACCGACTACAGGTTCTTCCGCCCCACCCACAAGGCCGTCGACAGGTGGATCGAATACGCCGCAGGCAGCCACGACAGGTTCTTCTTGGGTCTCGCAGAGATCGACCAACGGATGCGAGGCGTGTGGCCCTCCGATGTTCTCGTCGTCACAGGACGGGCACACAGCGGCAAGTCCGCAGTGCTGCTGTCGTCCATCGCTAAGAACCTTCAACAGGACGAAAACTTTCGTGCCGTCATCTTCACACCAGATGAACCAGAGATCCTCGTCGTGTCGAAACTGTACGCTTTGCTGCATCTCCAAAACCTGGAGGATGTCGAGCGGGGCCTGCAGTCATCCGACCCCGCCTACCTGCAGCACATCGAGTCGGCAAAGCCGCTACTGGACAGAGTGAAGATATTCCCGTCGGCAATGCCGTTCGATGAAATGTCGATAGCCCTCGCCGAGTGCGAGGACTACTGGCAGATCCGCCCCAGGTTCGTGATGATCGACTTCCTTGAACAGTTGCCGATGGCATCAGGATACGAAGGCGTGTCGTCGGTACTGAAAGGTGTCAAGGAGTGGGCGGAAACGGAGAACCTGCCCGTTGGGCTGGTTCACCAATCGGGGAAAAGTTCCACCCGTGGATCGTCAAGGGGGATGGATGACGGCAAGTTCAACGCCGACGAGTACGCCATCCTCCAGTTGAATGTGTTTCGCAAACGAGACAACCCGAAGTTGGAGGAACACGAACGACGCATCCATTCCGTATCAGTTAGTCTCGACCTGTGTAAGAACAAACGCCCACCATGTGAAATAACTAACCCACCCATCGACTACTTCATGGACCCGCGCTGCGGCATGGTTCGCGAGTACTACGACGCAGACGTACCAACAAATAACCTATGGGCGCCGTAACCGACAACACCGTCGAAACGTTTGCTGCCCTCCACGCAGGCGGGCGGATCGCCGTCAACTACGGCGGCATCCGCCCCTACGTCGGCGCTAACGGGGAACCACTCGACGCCGAAGGTGAACCCTACGAGGACACCATCAGAGACCACCTGGACGACGAGCCACCCATCGGGGTGTACCCGTTGTTCCTCATGGACGACAGGCCAGGGGTATGGCATGTCAACTGGTGTGCCGTCGATCTCGACGAAGGCGAAGGGGACATTGTCCACGCCCGCAACCTCCGAACGTTG